GTAATAAGTAATATTTCCGTTCCATCACCTACTTGAATACTGTCGGGACTAGCGCCTGCGTGCGTCATCTGAACATCAAGATTATTGGCCGTAATCGTTAAATCACCCGTTACATCGGTTAATTTAACTGGTAGTGGCCTATTATTAGCAGGAGTTATTGTATCTTCTGTTACTGTTTGACTTGCGCCATCTCGCACAAATGTCATTGCTGATACAACAGCTCCCAAAGCAGAAACCTTTGGCCTTGTATATTTCAAGATATCAAAAGTAACCGCTGCTGCTGGAGCTGAAGATAAAGTTTCCGCTAATGTTATGGTATTTGCTGTTACTGAATAAACAGATACTTCAATTCCTTGAAGAGCACCTGAAGTAAAAGCAATTACATCGCCTCGTAGGGCAACATGAGCAGTAGCATTAATAACTGAAGTTGTTGAAGATGCTTCTACGACATCTGAAGCAAAAGTAGCTACCCATTCATGAGCAGATACATCAAGGCCAAATTGTCTTTGAGTGACTGGTGCCACCGTAACAAATTCAGCCGATAAACGATCTTCTTTTTCCTGTGAGGAATATCCTTTTGGAGTAGACATAAAATTAACCCTCCAATCCTTTCTGGTCTTCTAAGTGGTTAATAAATTCTAAAAATTTAAGTTAAGTCTGGCACATAACTTACATGACATGCAACCCAAAAATCTGCGTCAGCTAGTGCAACACCATCAGCAGCAGTTGTTTGTTTTACACGAAAGCTAAGTCCATCAGTAACTTGTGCAACTGTACATACAGCAGCGTCAGTTATACTTGTAACTTGAACAGACATAAACTGTTGTCCAGCTATGTTAAGTACAATTGTATAATCTCCGTTACCGTTTTCCGTGATCACGCCATGTTGATAACCAATACTTAAACCGTTAACAGTAGAGGAACCGCCAGCTACGGCGGAACCATCGACTTTAAAGTAAAATACAGCTACCCCTCTTTGGTGTGTCTCGACATTTCTTGCCATAAAACTATGACCAAAATTACTAGACATAAATTCTCCTTATTAAGTAGCTAAGTTGTAACGATATCCATGGAAAGTTGGTGGCATGTATAACTGCCAGTATCCACCGTATCTAGCTGAGTAGCTATCTGCACTAGCTTCTCTTAAGAATACAGTCCCATCATCATCGAACCAACCAAAGTCAGGTCTGTGATGAATAGTCATATAGTTATCGTTTAAGTAAAAGAGTTCATCTGATTGGATAAATCTTTCTGGGAAAATACCAATTGGTCCAGCAGAAGACATAAATTCTACGCCTTTAAAGCTGATTTGGCCTTTTAAAGCTTCGTTTCTTGGAGAAATATCATAATATTTCTTATCTTCTAAGATATTTAGAATTTTACGATATTGAGTAAAAGAAGTTTGGATTAAGTTTGGAACTTTACCGCATTTTCTTTCGATCTCTAAAATATCATTATTCATCATATCAGTTGTGATACCAGCAGAAGCGGCATCAGTCTGAGCAGAAGCTTGCCATCTACGAGCAACAGGGATTCCATATAATGAACCAGAAGTAGCAGACAAAATGCCTCTTATACCAAGTGGATCATTATCTTTAGAATTTTGCATATGTAGATATTTAGTTACTAAAACTGGTCCAACTCCAGTAAGAGCGGCTAAACCAACAGAAGTACCTACTAGAGAAATAACTCTTGTTGACGGATTATAAGCAGCTACTTCTAATTGAGTTACTTCAGCGTCATAGTTTAAAAAATCTCTTTCTTCTATATTCGCTTCAACAGTATCAGAATTTAAAGTAACTAAGTATGGATCTCCTGAAGTTCCAGTACCAGTTACGTTAGTAGCTCCATCTCCACGAGCAACAGAACCAGTCCCATCATTCCATAAAATACGAGAACAATTTCTCATATAAGATTCAACACCACGTTGAACAACCCATTTAGTAGCTCTTACAAAAGATCCCTCATCATTAGCTGATGCTTTAATGGCTTCTCTTTCGATTTGAACAACTGCATAGACTTTCTTCGCTAAGATTGTTGCATCGTCAACATTGTTTACGTTTGCTGTTGGTAATGATCCAGAACCAACACCGCCTGAAAAAGATAACGGTACTGGAACAAACATTTGCTTACCAGTAAAGTCATATTGTTTTTTGACACGAGCAAGCGTTACGTTAGCACTGTTGTAAGTGTTATCGGAAAGCTTGTTGTACTTAATCTTAAATAACTCGGTTGCCGAGGTTAGACTATATTCAGCCATTTTTTTCACTCCTTGAAAAAATAATTATTAAATTTTTAGTCCTTTTTTATACCCACAAATCACTAAAGAAAAGTGGTTCAGTTTTGGCGGCTAATTTCTTTGGTGTGGCTTGGCTCGTGTTAGCGAGTTTCCTAGATAGATTTTTAGCCGAGTCTCTTTCCTTTTTAGGTTGTTCACCTAAAGCTTCCCTCATCATAGCTATTAGGTCCTCTTTTTTATAAGAAGGATTATCCATAGCTGTTTCAACAAGGAAGTTGAAAAGATTATTATCTGAAACTTTGTTTTGATCAAATTCAAGTATTGCTTGGTGAGCCATAACCCCTCTGCTGTATTCAGCGACTTGTGAAGGATTAACTCGGCCATCCTTGGCCAAGTCAGTCTTACTAAGAATACTGTAAATTTTATCGTACTCAGTCTCGTCTAAACCGAATTTATCTTGGATATCGTAAGTAGCATGGAGCAATTCTGTCTCCATCTTTTGTGCTTCTTCCAATTTCTTTTGAGAATCTCGGTCTAGTTTATTATATTCAAGCTCTTCTCTAAGATCAAGGTTATCATTCTCTTCTCTTGAAAGTTGAGAACGATATTGTGCCTCATTTAAGAAAGCTTTTCTAATTCCTTTTGTCATTTCCACGGCATCTTTACCAGCAAGGTTGCCAATAAGCCGTAATACTTTAACAGCCTGAAGAGTTGGATTTTCTGATTTATCTATACCTTGTGCCATATCGAAAATATAATTGATATGGTTATCAAGAGACTTTACTTTTTGAGAGAAATCTTTTTTATCTGATGATAGTTCTTGAAATTTCTTTTCGTAAACAACTTTTCCTGAATAGTTATTTACAAGTTCTTGTAATGGAACATTAACATCCTCACCCTTAATCTTTACAGGTATATGAGCATTAAGATCATAATCGGCTTCTTGGTCTTTAACTTTGACTTTGAGGAGTTTCGCTTCGTAGGGCGTTTCTTCTTTTTCAATAGGAGTTTCTTCTTCTTCTCTCTCGCCACTCTTCTCTTTGCTTGTGCTTCTGTCTCCCCCATCGTCTTCCTCCTTTTTCTTTGCAGGCTTTTGTTTTTCCATTCTGTCTGTGATTGCTTCTAAAGCGTCAAAATCAACATTACCACCAGGGTTCACTGAAATCTCTGTTGTTGTTTCTTCTCCAACAGGTGTGTTTACTGTTTCTGATGCCAGCTCTGCCTGAGCCATAAGTAACTCCTTTTACTGATCAACTCTTCTAGGTGCTTCCGTCATTTTTTCATTTGATGGTTGCACTTGTCCTGAGAGAGTTTGGTTTGTGATTGGTCCTGATATATTTTCTGGATTAGCATTTTGAGCTAAAGCCATAGTATCTTGCATTTGCCCAATTTGTTGTCCTGAGACACCTGAATCCATTGGAGTAGCCATCATTGGGTAATCCATTTCATAATAAAGAGGAAAGTCTGGAAATTCATTTAAAATAGCTTGCATATAAACTGGGTTTTTTATTGCTGTTGATGCCATATACATTTCATGAGTTTTGATATGTTCTTTTAGTGCTTGCACTGAAGATTTAGGGACATCTCCTGTTTTCATTTTCTTAGAAGATAACTCTCTTCTGTGAAGTCTGTAATGAGCGACATGATCTTCGTAAATTTCTGGATCTTCTGTTGATCCATTTCTTAGAATGTCATCATTCTCGCATTCTGCTGCTCTAATATTAACAGTATTAATTGAAACAAATTTATCAGCACTACCAAAGCCGATCATATCTAATGCTTCATCGTCATTAACTTTTGTTGGAAATTTATCTTTAAGGTCAAAGATAGCTTGTATTCTTGCTGCTTTTTGTTGTGGTAAAGCCGAAGCTGTTTGAACCCTAATATCATAGATGCGATTAAATTCTGCTGTTTGAAAATCTTTAGAAAGATGGGCATCATCAGGGCCGAGTAATTTAGCTAAACGATCATCGGAATCGTCATAATTTTCACCAGCTCTTTCTACTGTTTTAAGAGCAAGTTGTTTAATATTAAGATTATGTTTAGCGATTGATGCATTAGCTCTTTCATTTTCTTGTTCATTTAAAAACTGTAATGCAACACCAGCTCTAATTCCTGCTGGAGGTTGTCCTCTTGAAACACCAAAGACACCATGTATTTTTTGCATATTTTGTTCTTCAATATCTCGTAACTTAAAAGAAGCAGCACTACCTGGGTTTGGTTGTTCTAGCTTTGGTGGAACTGGTCCTTTGTAGGCAACAACCGTTGAATCATTTCCCAAAGATTCTATCTTACAAGAGTTAACGGGCATCATCCATTTAGGATGGGCGGCTAAAGCTTGTCCTCGGAGTAGCATAGAAGAAATATTATTAACGGCATCTTGTTGTGATCTAGTCATTTCAACAACTGAAACACCCTTGAGAAGACCTGGGACATCAATATCGGTTCTTCTTACCCATGGAAAATCTCCATCACTATAAGGCAAAGATTCATTAGCAAGGATAGCATCAGGAGTAAGTACAACATGCCTGCCAGAATCCAAAAGAGGTGTCTGTCTATGAAAGAAATGATATAGCCAAGTCCTATTTCCCATTTCTTCTTGGGCCATAGAATTATAATCATAATAGACTTTGCCTCTTTGCGGTTTAATATCATGGGATCTGTTTGGGTATAGTCCTTTTATTTCATCAATATCAATTAATTCTTGATAGAAAGCCCATTCTACTTCTTCATATTTTAATTTTTGTTGTAAGAATACGTTTGGAGATAATAAGACACGATATTTAATTTCACCAATTCTTACTGGTTTATCGATATATAATGGTTCTCCATCTTGCCCGTAAATCTTTTCGCCTGTCTTTGGATTGACTAAGTGAACTCTTGGTTTTTTTGATGATTCTTGTTGAAGTTTATAAATTTGTTTAGCTGTTATTTTTTTAGGATCACTATTTCTAGTGAGATTATTATCTTTTAGAACATCTTCATCGGCTTGTTCTAACATTTCAACAATCCAATCGGGATGGAAATCACCTTTTGTCTTATCGAAATCGCATAAAATGTATGAATCTCCTAGTATCCTTGAATTACGAGAATGCTGTTGAAATATATCGTCGATATTTTCTTTATCCCAAGTAGCATCTAATACTTTTTGAACAACTATAGAGTTCATTCTATCTTTGTGTTCATTACTAGCAGGCATTACGTTACAGGCAGGTCTATATCTTGTTTCACGTGAAACATGTTGCTCTACCATATCATATGTATGATTAACACTGACACGATAGGGCATTCTTTGTCTTCTTCTTGTTGTTTGAAAATCAATGGCTTCTCTATTGCGAGTATCTTTTTCCATAAAACGAAAGCCACGATAGGTAGCAATGTTCATTCTTTGAACTTCAAGCCTATTACGATTTGAAGATATGGTAGAATCGATTGCATTGGTTAACCAATTCTTAAGATTTTCTTCATCTTTAAAATCAAGTGTCCAAAATGGTTTGATAGGTTTTTTTTGTTGGTTTTCTTCTAGGTCGGATAAAATATCAAAGCTTGTACTCGCCATCGTCAACTTCCTTGTCTATAAAATAGTCTGTGTTTGCTTGTTCAAACTGCATAGTAAAATCCCTATCACCATCAGTTGGAAAAGCTATATCATCTACTGGTTGCATTTGTTTAACTAGGGTATGAGTAGAATTTTGCAATGCCTTTGCAGACACAACGGCCCATAAGCCCATAACTAAAGCAACAATTGCTATTATAAGGCTAGTAAGTGCAATAACACCAATAATTAGATTAGAAATAGAAGTCATCGTCGTCCAGATTGCCAAAATCATCATCTAAAGTAAAGCCTCTTTTTGTAGAAAGTAGGTCTGGGTCTATTGGTTCTTTCTCTTCTGCCAGATTAAATCCAGCTGCGGCGTTAAGATATCTCCAGCAATCGATAAGGTGATCGTTCTTTTTTGGGATACGTCCATTTTTATCTTTAACGTAATTTTCTATTTCCCAAGCTAACTTATCGCATCGAGAAGAGACAACTACTCTGTTGCGAGATAATTGATCTTTGATAAGAGATAGTCCTGATTCTTTTTTGTCCCAGTTTTTATGAGTAGGTTGAAAGTTTTCATCATAAGTATGTAAAGCTTCCATTGCAAACCATGTTGCTGCCTCATCGTATGTTTGAAGCCAATCATTCTTTGGATTTTCGTAAAGTTCTTTCTTTTTTGCTTTTAAAATTGGGACAATATTAGCTGTTGTTGATTTTGATTGATCGGTTATATAGATTTCATCAAGAATATAAATTTGTTTAGTAAATTGATTAACGGCGGCAAAGAGCATACCGAATACGGTAGCTGAACCTGGGTCTGCTATTACATGATATTCTAATTTGTGCATATCTTTTTTAATGTCATTTAAAATAGCGTCATGATCTCGTATAAAATGATCACGTTTCCATTGAGGAAATATAGATCCTGAGCCTCCTTTAACTCTCATGCCCATATATTCTCTTTGAAATAAAGCTAAATCTCCTCTTTTTGTATAAAGAGCCTTTTCTTTATCAAGCCAATTTTTATCTATATGAGGATTATCGTAGGCTGAGAATTGAAAGAATGCTCCTTCTTCATCACTGAAGTTTATTTCATCAGCTAATTCAAAATATGGATGTAATCTATCGGCATCGTATTGATGAACTTCATTATCTGGAGGAGTTCCTACGACAACGAGCATGGCTTTTTTAGCGGCACGGTTTGGTTCCATGGCAGGATGGAACATGGGATGAAAATCTTTATACTCATCGTAAATAACGAGTGAAGGGGTAGTTCCTCTGTGTGCCTCGTAGTTATCTGAGCCATCTAATTTAACGAAAGCGTTATTAAAGAAGGTTAATCGTAGTTCGCTATCGTTTTGTTTTTTAATCCATCGAGCAGGGCCGAATGTTTGCATACGATTACTTGCCCAAATGATTTCTTTGGCTTGTTTGGCGTATGGTGCGAAGTAATAGATATTAGCTTTTGGATTACAGGCGGCAAATCTCCAGATAATATAAAGGAGTATTTCAGATTTTCCCCATTTTCTACCGCATTGCAGGAAGATTCTTTTCTTCCCCTCATTAAATATTTTGGATATTACCGATTTTTGAGAAGTATGAGCTTGCCATTTCTCCTGAAGAGCCTTGACCACCGCTGCCAGCTCTATAATTTTTCTCTCCTCTGCTGGGAGGAGCATTAGTTGATGTTGATCTAACAAGATCGAGCATTTCTTGGTTGATTATAGCGGTCATTTCTTGACTTTTTGATATATTCTCCATTGATTTAGCAATTTGCGATAAGAGTTCTAGTTGTTGCCTTTGGGCAATAATTCTTGTCACTGTAAATTTAATGGCTTCTACTAATAAATATATAGCTCCTACTATTGAAGAAGTCGAGCCTATTTCTAATCCATCTAACACGCTGGGTCGTACCAAAGCTGAACAGTTACATCCGCTGGTGCTCCTGCAACAGTTATTCTGGCTCTTGTATTAATAAAATAATACTGAATAGTGTTATCAGAATCAATATTATTACCAGCTGTTGTTAGTGTTGGTCCATCTATCCAATCAACTCCATTGGGTGAGTGTTGAATAATAGCTGTAACAGTTGAGCCAACAGCATTTGCTGCTTTAAGGAAAGCGTAGAATTGGTTTGAACCTTGAGGTAAAGAGACACTATCTGTATTTAAAGGACCACTAATCGCTGTAGTCACTGCATTTTTATATGTAATATTTGTTGAACTAGCCATTTAATCCTCGCATGAACTCTAAGAGTTTTCTATATGAATCTTGATTAACAATCTCCCAATCACCATGAATGGGTTTAAGAGATTTTACTATTAATATTAGTTCCTGTAATGCTTCATTTGTCATCTTCCATAACCTTTTTCAGATTTTTCCAATTCTCTAAAATAAAAAGAGCGGTCCATCTATCGAGAAGGTGCATGGCATCGTGACAAGCTGTCTTCTCTTCTATCGACTCGTAACCATGCCAAGCTTCATGAATAAGGGTCGCTAAGGTATTGAGCGTATTTTGATTTTCTAAAATTCGGATAAGATTTTTTTCAGCGGTACAATCTCCTAGAGATCCCTGCTTATCAATTTTATCTTTAAATTGAACACGCCAATCTTCATTAGCAATACGCCATATTTTCGGGTAATGAGTAGCTATGATTTCACCCCCCTTCTTTCCGTTTAGGATTACTTTATTTTAACATTTTTTAGTTATAATTGTTAGCACACGGCTTTTAAAATATCTCGTACTTTATTTCCGCAAGCGTATGGTACGGATGTATATTCTTTGGCAGAAATATGATTATAGCCAAATTTATGTAATGATTCGTGAAATATATGACCAGCTAATTCTTGTTTAGACATAGAGAAGAAGAATTTTTTATTTACCCAAGTCCTAAGAGTATTAGGCAGGCCATAGCCTATGACTGAAGTAAATCTTTTGTAGTATAAGGTTACGTCAATATCGATATCTTTATCAGCTTCACCGAATAGGTCATCTCCTGACATGATATGATCGTAGACTTGCATTCCTGTTTTAAGAGTATTTGTAAATCTGTAACCACAACACCAATCTTTAAATTTAAGTGAGTTGACGGCATAACACATATCGTTAGCTGCTTGAATAAATTTTATCTTATCCTTCTCGGATGTGAATCCTTGCAGTCTTTTAATATCTGCTTTTATTCTTTTATCTTTTGGTATTTGAGTTAAAATATTTCCCATTAAACAATCTGTCATAAGAATACCTCTGCGTTATTTTTTAATATAACATACACGATATTTTGAACGGGAACTATATATTCATTATCATTGTCATCTTTGGAAACGATACATTTTATGTTAGGGATAGCTCGTATAAAGTCACCTCGCAGGAGAGTATCAGCCCTTCCTTTCCAGTGAGGAAATTTATTCTTGGGATCTTTGAAGTAAACTTTTTTAACCACTACCGATAATCTTTGTAAAGAATGATATTTTAAATTGGTACGATTTTGAGCAGAATGGGCATTGCATATCGATTATATCTGCTGGGTCATCTAGGGCAGCAAAGGCTTCGATCAAGATATCATCCCACTGATCGTAACATGAAGGACAAGATGTTTGATAATTTAGATTATTCATTTAGATATTCTAAACAATTAATAATTTTTTTTGTATAAGAATCGTAAATCACAAAAAAACCATCTTCTAATTTAACATTAATTTTACCTTTGTTTGAAAGATATTCCATAGCAGCTAATGCTTGTTGTAATCTTTCATTATCTAAATTAATTATCATTTCCACCCTCTATGGTAAATTTGGCCTAAACTCAATAGGCAATCTCTGCTTAATA